GAAACCGTATGGCTAAAGCTTGCCCAAGGTGCGCACCAAACCCTAAATCCAGCTTCTTGGGCAATTTTGCACAACGGGTAGTCTTCGGACAATAAGCGCTTAGACTCTTCCTCAATATACGTTGCAAAGTATTCTTTAATAACCTTAACTTCACGCACAGTGTCAACTGCATGGTACATATCATTGGTATAGCTTGGGACTTTGTCAGCAAGGGTTTCAAATACCTTACGCTTAATTAACATAAAGCCTGTACCACCATTAGCAATCTCAATGGGTTCGTTGATGTTTCCTGTTGCACTCTGTACACCTGGGGGTAGGTTAAGAACAAATGCGCCGGTATGCTGACTGAGTTGGTCTGGTGGAACGCCCGCTTTTACCGCTTCTGTTACTTGTACCCAGTTGATCTCTTTCTTAGGATAGATGCCACAGATGATGTCTTTATCTGCTTGTATCATGCGAGGAATGTCTTGTGGATTAAACCCAATGTCTGCATCAATAAACATCAAATGCGTAGCATCAGACTTCATAAAGTCATATGACATACTGTTACGAGCGCGGGTAATCAAAGACTCATTCATCATAAATGAGTAGTACATCTGAATATGATTAGCACCCATTACACCTACAGATTGCATAACCGCTGAAGCGTACAGGCCCGTACACATACCACCATACATAGGTGTTGCTACAAATAGCTTAGCCAAGGGGGCTTGTTGAATGACTGGCATGGTTGGTTGTTTATCTTTTTTAAAGCTCATTTCTTTTTTCCTTTAAGTTTAATCTGTTGTGCTTCTAATGCTTTTTCTATTAACATAATGTCCCCGGCTAAGGACTCTAGTCTTTCGCTATAGTGTTGAAGGATTTCGCTTGCTGCCCACAATGCACCGCTCTCGGCATTGTCTGTAATTCTCTCGGCAACAAGTTCCACAATCATCGCAGCACTATGTATCTTATAACCTACTTCGCCAACCTCGTTAGCTTTTTCCCATAATCCAGCCATTTAGCATCTCCCGTCTATGTCAAGTTCTTCTTTTTTAGCCAACTTTTTACGCAACTTCATCCCAGCTTTAGCGTTCTTGTCTTGGGCAATAGCTTTATTTATTAAGGCCAACAACCCTTCTTGAACTAAGAACTCTAAGCCTTCTTTATCAAAGTCCACCATTGCATTAGCAGACCCGTCTTTATTTTCTTTAATTACTTTAACTGTGATTTCCATCTACATCTCCTATAGCTTTATAGACTTGTGCTGATACTTTTAAAACGTAGGCAATATCATTTGTGCTTAGTTGCCCCATCAGTTGTAATATTTTCATCACCGCAACATCATTGTCCAGCGATTGTGGTTTAACTAAAGTCTCAATCATTTTCTTTTGCCTTTTCACAAAACATTTGCCCGCTAAAAGCATTTAATATTCTGCATTTTGCTTCTTCCCTTTCTTCTTCAGGAAAATCTGCTACAGATTCTTCTAAACATTCCATAATTTTGCTGGCTACTTCTTTTGCTGAAATAATCGAACTCATTTCAATCTCCAAGGTAGTGGTTCTTTATAGGCTTTTTTCATAACTTCGTTGCCTTCTCTAAACATGTTAAGTAATCTTTCGGGCGCTCTGTAATTAACCGTAGCCTCTCCTGTGCATCCGAAGGAAGGCAAAGCTGATGCGGCAGCTTTATAGAATGGTCGGTCAGCACCCCATTGCCCGTAGAAAGCATGAGCAATATTGACCAAATACTCACGCCTAAAGCAGTAGCAGTTAGTATCGACAAAGTTAAGCATATGATCGTAAAACGTCGGGTATCTTCCGAGGCTTTCGCAATCGTCATCAAGAACATATTCCCCTCGTTCATCACATATTCTCCTTAGGCTATAAGCCCACATTAAATCTTTACTTTTTATTTTGTTAATCATGGTTTCCACATGATTTGGCTCGAACCAATTATCCTCATCCAAGAATAGGATGTAATCAGCGTTTACCATTAGTGGCATAGCCGCATAGACTCTATGTCCATACCATCCGTTACCGCCTACGTTTTCAGGTAAAGTTATAGTTGTTACGTTGTCCAGTAAATACCAATCAGACATTTTTTCTTCAGCTTCTTTGCCGTCAAATACCAGCAAATGCTCAGTCGGTATAGTTTGCTTAGACACACTCATAACCGCCTTCTTTACCGTATCTTTTCCAGTAGTCGGAGTGATGACCATTATCCGCATGTTCTTATGCACCTTTCCCCTGATTTTTGGTATACGCACCCGCCCTTCATGACGTTATCGCATGGCTCTACCTTCACTTCAGATTTACCGCACCCAACTAACAATAAAAGCAAAGAAAGACTAATGACTTTGAACATTACTAATCTCCCGCTCTGCTAGCATGGCATCCGCTATTTCATACGCCCGTTTAGAAGCCGCTTCATCCCAAGTCTTACCATTGGATAGGTCTAGCTTCCAGTCTCCGGCACAAATTCCGGCCATGACCCGTACTGCAAACTCATCTCGCATATTTTTAATCATATCTTTCTCACGTTTTCACAGGATTTACAAATACTACATTTATTAAATTCGGGGGCTTCGTTTAGGGCGATCAAATCCAGCAAGGGCTTGCCTTGCATTACTTCTTCATAGGACTGGGTCAGTAAATTACCTAGAACATGAGTGAGGTTATAGTCCATACAACATAGAACCACAGAGCCATCAGGAAGAAGAACATTCCGATCATAAAATGGTGTTGACCTGCAAGTTAATGAAAACTCATTATGCGGTGTAATGCTAATGACTTGCCCACCAATCTGCTCCAAATTAAGGCTATCTGCCCTAGTATGGCCCACCCATCCCTGTAATCGACCTACCATAGACTGTAATTCAGGATGTACAATACCGTTTCTATCCATAGTCATTGCGCCTATACCGCACGGGACTTTAGTATGAGAGATTACTGCCGCTGCATGTTGCCATTCCTCACTGTTCTTCCAACCTTTCATATTGCCGTTAGCGTCAGGCAGATGTAGCATGATTACTTCTACTTGGCTAGGGTGTTCTTCTAATACTTTGCGTACACGCTCAGGGTCTTTCATACCGTACAGGGTGGTATAGATAGCAACATTGAACCCCATATATAAGACTTCTTCTAGCATACTGGTGCACTCAGGGTTGGCCCAAGGCTCAGACATACCTGAAAAATCTATACGAGTATTCCTGGGCAGTTTAACCAGCATGGTGGTCAAATCCCGCTGTGTCATGTACTTAGTGCCTTCTCCATAGTTGTCTCTTAAGTTTTCTTGGGGGCAAAATGTACACATCAACGGGCAGCCGATCATGGTTGTTAACTCCATGACAGGACCATCGTAGTGAACTATTCCATACTTCTCTTTCATTTCTCTTGTGCCTTTCTTAGTATTGCTGATTCAATAGACCTAACCATATCTACCCAAGTTTTGCTATACCAATCGTGTTGTTTGAGTATTTGATCTATTTCAGCATCTGTTAGGTTTTTATACCCATAGGTATCAATTTGATTGTCGTTTTGTGACTTATAGGTACTAATTTCTACGGCTCTTTGCATACCAGCTTTAAAGCCATCATCAAACCCAATAGCGTGTGAAATTCCTAAATCATGTCGATTATTTTGCGTTTTATCGACACATTCTTTTGATATGTCTACGGCATCAACCTTTATAACAGCTTCTTCATTCATTTTTTTGCAATACTCTTGATGCCATTCAATAATTCCTTCTTCATTTAGAATTGCCCGTTTGTATTTATCAGCAAAATCAAGGATGTCAATAGCAAGGATTTCACCACTCCAATAATCCCATAGACACAAAATCTCGTCATTGGTTAAGGTTTTTACAGTGGTAATCCATTTATTCACATCTATATCCCAATCACAAACCAACTCAGCACCGCCTTCAATAGTTTTACCTACTGCGTTGTTATATGGTTCTTTCATTTCTCTTGTGCCTTTACTGTTCTATAAAAAGATTCAAGAAATCTGTTTCTTTCTTTTAGCGTCTCTATTTCAGCTTGTTGCTGGCGTAGCATGGTGGATATTTCTTTTTGGTAAGCACAACAAGCATTTTCTGCCATATCAGCTAGTTCATTTGCGTTCATTTGTACCATCCTTCAGGCAAAGGTCTATCAGGTTTATCTAATACGTTAGGTTGATCTAGGGGGTGTGGCAACTGCGTTACGTAATCCAAAGCAATAGTTCTATCTTTACGTAACAGGGTTAACTCAAATACTGTCGGCATAAGGATGCCATCTGCTTCTATAAATGGGCAGTTGTTATTAGGGTGGTTGTGTACCACACGGAAATCTTCTAATAGTTTCTCAAAGAAAGCCTTAACCACTTCCCACGCTAATGGGTTGAACCACGTCTGCACATTGTGTATTTCTACTGCAATGATTCTAAACTTACGCAATACATCAGGCGGTGTGCACAATAGTGTTGTGTATTCGCCGCCCTCTATATCCATTTGAAGAATTAAATCTCCTTTAACATAGTACTCAGGTTTACTCAACACCCAATTCATTAAAGTCATATGGGTAGCATTGTTACACCCACCCAAATACTTCTTAGTAAACGATAAAGGAGTAAAGTTTTTTGGAGGCGCATCGACAGACCAATCGGCAAGGTGAGAACCAATACCACGCTTACAAAGGTCTATTTCAAATGATGCCGTAACGTCTACCCCAGGAGAGAAACAAGCTGTAATGCCCATTAAATCATTAGGAATAAGGTATCCGCCATCGTTGTTACCACCCACACGAATCAAATCAAACTTGGTTTTAATAGGTCGTATGGAGTCAATCAGCTTTTGTATTTCTTCTTTCATTTCACTATGCTCCGTACGAATTGAATCGCATCATTTAATTTAGGTTCTTTGGTTAGTAAGGGTTGTTCATATATATATTTGTACATTTCTAAGGCTTGGTCGGTGCGCATTACTTTTCTTACCAAAGCATCCATGCTTCTAACGAACTGGTAGTTTATATATGCTCCATCATTAAATTCGTCAACCACAGATACATCTCCGCTATAAATAGGCACAGCCCCACCAGCGTAGGCATCAATTAGCTTCTCCGTTACATACCCATCGTATACCGAGTTTTCCGGGCAGAGACAAAACTTATACTCAGGCAGTATGTCTAGCTTAGACTTGCGTAGTGGGTTACCGAACATATTCCCGTAGCCATCTACTTGCTTGTACTGTGAGATGGAGTTAAATAGGTTAATGCGTAACCCTTCGGGGTTGTTAGCAATCAACGCACAAAACTTATCCTTTGTTTTTATATCAAGGGTTCTTCCTTTGGTTAAGGTGTGGATTAATATTAGTTGTTCGTACCCGTGGTTGTGCATATTGTCACGCCGAGGTTTTTGTTCAAAGCCAGGCCACGCTAACCGAGAATACCAAAGAGGTAATCTAAAGTTACGACCACCATAGGTATCATGGTCAAAAGACAAAGAATAGTCATACCCCATGTAGCTAGGGCGAATATTCTCTCCAATGAATGCAATAGTTTTTCGTGGATCATAGAAAGTATTTCCAAAAACAGAAGTTACGATAAGGTCGGCTTCATGTGGGTTGTCCGTGTACATAACGCCATCCAAAGCAACGGTAAAAAAGAAGTCAAAGAAATCCCCATCAAATGCCCCATCCCAAAAGTTAATAACACATAGCTTTTTCATTTGTATTTCCTAAGACGTACAAAGACCGGTATTGCATTCCATATCTCGTATTTCTTCATCCCCGGCCCCGGTATGTGTTTAAGTGCTTCATCAACGACTTCTTCTAGCATCAGGTACATACCCTTGGCGGTTGCCGTAGTTGTCGTAATAGTTGACTGTTCCACTCGGGTTAGTCGTAATGTACCCCTGGCGGTTGCCTTGATTGTCGTAGACTCCATTGGTCGAATTGTAGTTATATGGTGAGTTGTTGTAGTTAGATGGACTGTTATTGTAGTTGCTCGAAGAGTTCTCGTAGTTCATAGATGAGTTCTTCCAGTTGTATGGCGAGTTCTCCCAGCTAGTCTGTGCTTGTGCGCTCCCGACCAACAATAAACCTATTAATAAAAGCTTCATAAGTCCTCCCCTTTCTCATTTATATCAACCATCCCGGCAAAGGGTATTGGCTCATAAGTCCTCTCCTTCTTACCAAACACGGCCTCAAAGTTTTTATCAAACTCTTCGATTGGTATGCTTAACGGTCTTGGGGCATCGCCCTTCCCACCATCTCTCATGATTTCCTCACTCGTTTCTTAATCGCTACAATGCCTTCCTCTACTTCTTTTGGTTTGCGAGCTTCTAACATCTCGTCAGCGTACTTGTACGCCAAAACTGCCGGAGATTCATCCACCGAGTAGTCACAAGACAAAATCCCATTCAAAGCAAACATCGCAAAGCAGTCCCTCAAATCATTCTCATTCATAGCTTTTCCAGGTTCGATACCGCACGGTTTAGATACCATTGGGCTTTCTTTAAGTCCTCAAGCTTCTTACCTTTTTTGTCGGCCCTGGTGATGTACTTAATTACGTTGCCTAGGTTATAGTCTAAATCTTTCGCTTCTATGAAATCGATAGTTTCTATACCACCAGCCGTGTAGTGTGCGGGATGGTTCACGGGGTCAGAAGAGATGAT